AACTCTGAGAAGGCTGCACCTTCCGCAATGCTCCAATCACCTTCTAATAACTGTCTGCGCTGGGCTTCTGGAAGAGAAAGTAGATTGGCCTCGTAAACCCCATCATCAGATAGATACGGATTGTCGGACAGTTTGCTTGGAATAAACCGGCGCTTGAATAACGCTTGTCCAGCTTTCTTATGACCTTCAGGATAAGTTAATACTTTGCCGGTATCTAAGTCAGTGGCATCGAAAGATTTCCCTGATGGTGCAGGGTCAATAAACATCTTTTTAACCCAACCATGGCCGCTGGAACCGGGATTAGTGGTGGCTCTGACGCAGAGCGGTAAGTCAGGATCAGTAGTTCTTAATCTCGACAACATATACAAATATGCGTATGGAGTAGGGTGTTGAGTTAACTCATCCCAACCTATCCAAGAAAACGCTTGTCCCTGATACCGCATAACATCTTCAGGACGTTCAAGATAAGTCATCCATAATCTTGCTCCTGACGGGAACGTCCACTGGCTCTTCTTCTCCTGCCATTTCGCACCTGGGTACGCTTGCGGATATAACTCTTGGCTCTTCCAAACCAATTCACGGAGTTCATCGTTTGTCCTACGCAGGAGCAATCCGTTGAAAGCAGGTACTCCAAAATATCTGAGGGGATCAGCGAGTAGGGCTTGGCTTTTTCCTCCCCCGGCTGCGCCCCCGAACAGGACTTCTCTTTCTGATGCCGCCAGAAATTCTGTTTGCGGCCCCGGATTTGGGGAGAAGATGACTTCACGGTCTTTGAACTGTTGTTCAATCGCATTGAAGTCTAATTGTTCCGAGACAGATTTGTCAGCTTCATTCGTACCTTCAAGTCTAGCTAATTTCTTTTCAGTCATATTCAGGACACGTTTGGCGTCCCGTTTCTTGCGTTTTACTGCAGCAAGCTTTTTTTCTTCCCATGTTTTGGGTTTATTCTTTTGGACGTTCTTCTTCAGCAGCTTTAGCTTTTTGGAATTAGGGCGTCTTAACTCCCAGATATTCCGAATGCCCTGATGACTGATCTTCTTACCGGTCTTATCTACAAGCCATTCAGATACTTTTCGTGAACTGTATCCATTATCCAGAAGGTCTAGTGCTTGCTCGACCCACATAACTATTTCTAAATCAGGAATAGCTTCCATGGGATTGTCGGGATTTTCCTTATACGCATATGGTAGTTTTGCATATCGGGAATTACGTGGCTTACTAAGCCAAGGAGTTTTCATCAGATACTTTCGGAGGTAATACAAACATTCCCCCGCCATTATTGGTTACTTCGATCTGTTCCTTTTTAATCAAACCGGAACGATCAAGGACTTCACGGGCTGCAGAGATAGCATTTCTGGCACCTAATCCCGTTGGATCATCTAATACATCCACAATGCCAAAGGCAGCTTTAGGTGTATTCATAGCTAACATCATTGATGCACGGTCAGTGATTTCTTCACGCAGTGGGCCAACTACTTCCGAAGTCTTTGTGGACTTTGAATACCCAGCTAACGTCATAGCTTTGCGGATATTGCCTTTGGCCTCTCCCATTAAATGTTCCAGAAACATAGCTTGCAGTTCTGTGATTGGTTTCTTGTCCATCTATCCCACCCACATAAATATTAAACCGGCGAAGGCCGTCACTAAAATCCAAAACAGGCGTTCAGCAAATGCAATTGTTTTGCCCCGCTCTGCATTAATGATTTCAATTCGATCCATACGCTCATCCATTTTCTTAAAGTATTCGTCCATTGTATCCATTCTGTTGAACACAGTTATTATCCGTTCCTCCATCCGGGCCATTGAAACAACTGCTTCGGAAAGCTTGTCCAACTTATCCTCCATTCGGGATAAACGCTGGTCATTCATTTCTTTTTAGCCTTTTTCTTTTTAGGCCAACCCGCTTTCATATCTTTGTAGGCTTTTGGAGATACGGTACTGTCTTTCTTAGAACGAGATGTTCCAGCTTTTTTACGAGCATTCATATTTTTAACTAGGGACATGGGATCACCAATTCTTGCAGGACCAATAACGAGCGGTAAGTTTAGATTTAGCCGTGCTGCACTTATGTCTGGCACGGAATGATTTGCGTCTAGCAGGATTGGACTTCTTGATCCGCATGTTGGGATCGCCGTAACGGATTATCTTTTCTTCGCCATTCTGACATGCCTTCACTACAAACTTCTTTGGGCCATCAGGTGTGCGGCGAGGCTTATTACAGGCCATCTTATCTTTATTGATCTTGCCCATTTACGCCTCGGTACTAACTACTCGCCCAACATCATAACTGTGGAATACACGCCCGAACCGATCATACAACAAATCTAAAACCATAGGATGAGCGAGGGGAGGGATAGCTGCAGGAGATACCGCCGGTATGTTTGCTGGCTGGATATCTCGGACTGCAGGAGGTCTGTAGACAGCCGCTATTCCACTCACACTAAAAGCCATCGCTGATCCCTTTCATGATATCTTTTATTGTAACTCTGCCCTTAGAATTAGGAGCGTACCTACATTGGAACTGACGGGGGCATTCAGTGAAACTGCGCTGGGCGTAGTGGTATGCTATAGTTCCGTTCGCCCCAGAGTAGATACATACCTTACCATCTCTACCTTCAGTACGTTTCCATAGGCTGCAGGTTACATATTCAGGATTAACCAAAGAGCCGATTAGAACGAGCGGTAGGATCATATTCATAACGCTAACATCAGAAGGTACACCCCGCCGCCTAGAACCCCAAAGATGCCTGTAGATAGACCGAGTATTACAGCGTTGTTCATCATCTCACGCTTGGCTTCCATAACCCGGTAGACTGTGCGCTCACGCTCTTCTCTAATTTGTTTTCGGAGGTCCGTCATCTCCTTATACGTGTTAGGCCCGTATCTGTAATTAAGAAGGAATTTAATTTCCTTTTCCTTCTCCAGCAGGGCTTTCTTGCGTACTATTAAATCTAATGCTTCTCGCTCTATCGTGTCAGAGCCTTGGCTCATCTTCTCAAATGCTTTTGGGTTCTTCCGCTGGCTTTCAGCCTTCGTTACATCGGCACAAGCCTCATACCACTTTCCGATTTGGGATGAGACATCATGCAGTTCCCTCCCAGCGGATATAAGTTTCTTGGTGACTGAAAATGCCGCTTGTGCTGCAGCAAAAGCTGAAATTGGATCGATCAAGACCAGCCCCCCCAGAGCGTTAAATTATAGCGACATTCCGTACTGGGGCAGGGGTAAACAATTGGAATGCCCCCAACCGCCAAATTGTGCAATCATCCCCTCCAACTCACCAGGAACAACAGCCCGACACTCCTTCTCGTTTTCAAACAGGAGGGTATTACGGACCATAGCCTGACAGCTATGAACCGAATGAACATTGGTGCAGATCAGGATAACCCCGATCCACATCATTAGTAGGACTTCTTCTTTGCCATGCCGCCGTTCATCATGCCGGGTTTCTTCTTATTCATAGCCATGCCGCCATACGTCATCTTCGGCTTCTTCATGCCCATACCACCCATCATCATTTTGGGAGTGGACTTCTGAGTGGCAGGGTTAGAAGCCCCGCACTTAGCGCTGGTCGCTTTCATATTGCGTTTCCTTTGGAATGATCTCATCCAGAGGCTCTACCCGTGCTGATGCCTCATCAGTTTCAAAATACTCTCCATAACCTCGGAAGATTAAATCAGGGTCGTTTGCTTGTGAGGGGGTAATCAAACCTTCTTCCAATAGAAGGTCACGAACACGTTCAAGACTTAACTCTTGACCGGTATGTTCACGGATAGCTGCTCTGATAAGAACTAGGTTTACTTTAGCCAATAGGCATCCTTGTATATTCTATTATAGCATTTACTATGATAGTAGGTCAACCAGCTAATAAATAGCTTTAATAATAGCGTAGAGGATTTACATTTAGGGTAAAACATGCTATTATTAAAGACGTAGTTGCCAAGCGGTAGTTATATACCACCGCCATTTAATACCCGTCTGATATCCCCACGGGTGATACCAACATCCTTTAACTGGCTATCACTCATACTGTATAACATCCAGTAAGCAGCACGTTTCTCCTGCAGTCGGACGATACTGTCCCACATCTTCTTCAGCATAACTCTCTCCTATTATCTGGTTAGCTATATCTATTATAGCACCACCTAATAGGGGGGAGATTTGTAATTTAAGAATGCCCGTTATGCTTATTTAAGTAATCTATAGCTTTACCCATCAACACAGGATCATCCTTAAATCTGCCTAATCCAATATTACAGCAGTTACATAAGTATCCCCGGAACTGACCGGTGGAATGATCATGATCCAGCCTCCATGGTGTTACGATCTTATCAGCATGTTTACCGCCATCAGTACCCAGTTGATCAGCAGACTTACCACAGACCGGACATCGATGATTATCTGGAATAGGATTAGCTTTCTTCAAATGAGTGATTACTAGCTGATGTTTATTACTGCAGGGCCGACAATACGGCTTGTACGTCTTCTTCACACGAAACCGCTTACCACAACTAGGGCAATGTTTAGTTCCCGCCTCATGTCCAGGCTCAATAGGATCAACACAAAAGAAAGCTAACTGTTTACTCAACAGGGATGTTAAACAAATCAGCTACAACTTCATCGCTGTCTTCCACCGTAGCGGCCTTCTCCCGCAATATCTCAGAGAAGCGACTGAACTCATGTGCAATGCAATACAAATGCTGGTAACCCTGAACATCAGTATACTCTTCCAACAAACGATCCAGTATCTCATTCAATGGCTCAGAGGTACTAACAGCATCAGTATCATCATCAGCATAAACATTCGTAATAACATGGCATACACCATGATCATTCACACTAAAGTCAGTCGATAAATGTAATGTGAATTTAGGATAGCAAACTTCGCTCATAGCAAAGCCCCGTACTAGAAACAGCGTGTACTACACCCCGTATAACGACATATAGTAGAGTGGCATTATAGAGTCAATCTAAAGTTTACACCAATAGTTGCAATTTACACATCAATACATCTAACACTATTGTAGGAACTTGACGGTTTTCATTTTCACCGCTCAGAAATTGTAGTCATGAATGACCGGTTTTACAGTTGTGATTTTCCCAAAATACGACAGGGTTGTATACGGTACGGGTACACCCCCCCACGGCACATGCCCCCCTCGATTTTTTATTGATCGATTTGGCAAGCCCTTGATTTTAAACGATTTTATTATGATATTTCGCCCCCCCGACTAAGTGAGTCTGTCTGGCAAGTGATAATCTATTGAAAACAAAAGGAAAAACCGGGCTAGTTAACAATCTAGTTAACAATTGAGAATAAATCGTTAATAAAATAATGTTAAATGCTGCAATAAAATAGCCCGGTAATTTATTTTGATTGTTTTGAAAAGCTGCAGGGCGGGACTCTTTTATGCACCGTTTTAGCTTATCCCCGGCCTGTGCTGTGGCTTATCCCCGGCCTGTGCTGTGGCTTATCCCCGGCCTGTGCTGTGGCTTA